CTGTTAAGCCTCGCGCTACTGCTGAATACAAAGCAGCGTTTAACGAGTACCTGCGTAAGCCTAAAGGTGCTGTTGCTGGTGAGTTCTTGAACGCTTTGCAGGTTGGCACTAACTCAGAAGGTGGCTTTGTCACTCACGAGGAGTTCCAGACTTCTGTTGAACGTGAAATGGTTAACTACAATCCATTCCGTCAGTATGCGACTGTTATCACCACTGGTGGTGACCGCAACATTCCTTACGAAGCTACTCGCGGTGCTGCATCGTGGACTGCTGAGGAAGCCTCTTACCCTGAGTCTGATCCTGCATTCGGTCGCTTGACACTTGGTGCGCACAAACTTGCCAAGATTGTTAAGGTTTCTGAGGAATTGGTTAATGATTCAGATTTCGATCTGTTCGCATACCTGACCGAGAACTTTGCAGAAGCATTCGGCATTGCTGAAGAAAATGCTTTCTTGAACGGTACTGGCTCTGGTCAGCCTAACGGTCTTTTGACTCTGGCTGGTGATGTTGGCACTGCTGAAACTGCTATCACTGAAGATGCGCTGGAAGATTTGTTCTGGGGTGTTGGTGCTGCTGACCGCAGGAATGCAGTCTGGGCATTTGGTGATGCTGGTCTGCGGGTTATCTCTAAGATTAAGAACAGCAATGGCGACAAGATTTGGCAGCCGGGTCTGACTGCTGGAACACCTGACACCATCTTGGGTCGTCCTTACATCAACTCTGACCACATGGGTGATCCTGCGAACTCTCCTGAAGAAGTCGTGGGCTACTTTGGTGACCTGTCTAAGTACATCATTGCAGACCGCACCAACATGGTGATTCAGCGTCTTGATGAGCGTTATGCAGACAGCGGTCAGGTTGGCTTCCGTGCCTACCGTCGTGTAGATGCAGGCGCGGCTATTACTTCTGCTCACAAGTCTCTGACTCTGGCAGCAAGCTAATCGGCATGAACTTGGGGGAGGGGCGTTTGCCTCTCCCCTTTGTTTTGAGGTTTATATGGGAATAGAAACAACAACAGCGGCAGAGGCTTTGTCTCTTGCTGAGGCTAAGGCGCATCTGCGTATTCCGACAGGTGACACTGAGGACGATGCGTATATCTCAAGTCTCATCAGTGCAGCACGGGAATATGCTGAGGGGTATACCAAAAGAGCTATATCCACTCAGACTTGCGTCTATACGCTTGACTCTTTCCCTTCTGTGATTGACCTGCCCCGCTGTCCGGTGCAGTCGGTTACATCTATTGAATACGTTGATACAGATGGCGACACACAAGCGGTTGCCTCTTATCAGTCTGACCTGATTGGTACAGCTACAGCACGACTAAAGCCAGCTTATAACGCGTCATGGCCTGATACCCGTGCCGTTACCAATGCAGTCACTATTACTTATGAAGCGGGTTACGGTGCAACGGGTGATAGCCCTGACACTGTGCCGACTTCTATCAAACAGGCTTTACTTTTAATCATCGGCTCTCTGTATGAGAACAGGGAGAACGAGATTGCAGGCACGATTGTTTCCGATGTGCCTTTTAACGCTCAGTGTCTGCTCGACCTTTACCGTTTACCCCTGATTTAAGGGGTCGGACTGCCGTTGTTATCGGTGGTGGCGCGAGTTTAACCAAAGATGACTGCGATTATGCGAGGGCATCGGATGCGGTTCTGATTGGTATTAATGACGCTTATCGCATGGTCGATGTGGATATTCTGTATGCATCGGACTACTCATGGTGGAAAAACCATTGGGAAGCGGTAAAAAGCGTCCAATGTATGAAGGTTTCGCAGACTCACGGCAATAGACCACTGCCTGACCTCCCTTTGTGGCTCGTAGAGGGTCAGCATGGGGTCGATATGGGGTCAAAACGGCTTCAATTTGGCGCTAACTCAGGATTCGCAGGGGTACACCTAGCCTCGCTCTGGAACGCGGCAAAAATAGCCCTTTTAGGCTTTGATATGAGCATGAAGGGCAAGCGTCATTGGTTCGGGGATCATCCGGGCGACATGAACAAAAAGAGCAACTATGAAACATGGGTTGCCAACTTTGAGCGGGCGAACTGTCCGACTCCAATAATTAACTGCTCACGGGAAACGGCATTGACCTGTTATCCGAGGGCGAACATTCAGGAAGTGCTATGAGAGCGGGTTTATTGAAGCATCGGATTGACCTGCAAAGCAATTCCGAGACGGTGGATGCTTTGGGTGGTGTTGTTTCGGGCTGGTCTAATTACGCCACCTCTGTTCCTGCCACTGTGACACCTTTGCGGGGTGTTGAGCGTGATGGTTCGGGTCAGATAGAAACGCAGACCACTTATAAAATCACCATTCGTTGCCTGGCATCGGTTGAGAACGTCTCGCCCAAGCATAGGGTGCAGTATGACGGGCGCACCTTTGACATTAAGAGCGTTGTCGATGTGCAGGAACGTCATCGGATGATTGAGCTTATGTGTGTAGAGCATGGCTGATGTTGAGCTACACGTTGACGGGCTTAAAGAATTAAACAAGAAACTAGAGCAGTTCACGCTAAAAACGCAAAAGAGCATGGTGACTTCTGCCCTGAGAGCCGGGGCGAAGGTGGTGCAGGCCGCAGCGAAGGCGAATGCACAGCAGTCTATGCACCCATCATCGGGCGCATTGGCTGAGTCTATCGGGATTAAGGCAAAGCGATTCGGTCGAGGCGGGAAGGGTTCTGTTTCTAGCCTGTGGGTTGGTGCTTTGCGGTCTGATAAGAAAGCAGTTTCACAGTATGCGTCCTTCTACGGGAATGCATCCGTTAAGAGTATTAATAGCGGGATTCGGCACGGTCACTTAGTCGAATTAGGCACTAAGCATTCCGCACCCCGTCCGTGGTTGATGCCTGCATTAAAGGGCAGTGAAGGGCGGGTGGTTAATGTGTTTAAGCAGACGTTATCCAAGCGCATAGAACGACAAGTTAAGAAGATGAACAGGGGCAAGCGGTGAAGCTAGAGCAGGGATTGAGAGCAGCACTGGTTGCGGATTCGGATGTGAATGCACTGGTATCGGGTCGCGTCTATTTAGAGCGAATGCCACAAGCCGGGGCTTATCCGTGCGTTGTTTATAACCGGATAGGCACAAGCACTAACAGCCTTGTTTCTGAGGTTGAGACGCTGGCAGAGGTCAGGGTGCAGTTTGACTGTTGGGCAGATTCAGCAGTGGACGCGTATGACCTGGCTGGCAAGGTTCGGGCTGCAACGGTTGGGCAGCAAGGTTCATTCGGTGGCGTTGAGGTTCAGTGGTCAAAGTTTGAAAACGAGATAAACGCATCAGACTTTGACGGTGATGAGAAGCAATTCCGGCTGATTGTCACGGTGACATTCTGGCTGCATGAGTAGCTAACAATTTTATTCAGTTTAACCCGCCATTGAGCGGGTTTTTTTATGCCCGTTCTGCGGGTTTTTTTGTGAGGAAAGAAGCATGACAAACGCAGTATTGAGTGCGGGTAGCAAGATTGGCATCGGTGACGGTGCAAGCCCTGAAGTCTTTAACAAGATTCCAGAAGTCCTGTCTATGACTACCCCGGAAACATCACGCCCAACAGTGGACGTGACTTCTCTGGACAGCACAGCAAAGGAGTATATCTCCGGCCTTAAAGACGGTGGTTCTATTGAGCTATCTGGTAACTGGGTCGCCAGCAACACTTATCACCAGTTGCTGAAAACAAACGCATCAGCAGGCACAGCAGCAACCTTCTTAATCACGTTGCCAACTTCACCTGTTACCGCTGTTGAGTTCACGGGTACACCTGAGGCATTTGGCTTCTCTGTTGAGCCTGATTCTCAGATTACTTTCAGCGCGACTCTGAAAGTCTCTGGTGATCCTGATTGGACTACCTCAGCCACTGTAACTGGTTAATCAAATAAGGGAGAGAGGGAATGAGCATTGATTCACTAGAGCAGATTCTAGGTGCTGAAGATATTGCGGTGCGCGAAGTTGATACATCCGAATGGTGGGGTGATGTCAGCTATGTACGCGCTTTAGATGCTGAAGCATTTGGGATATTTGTTGGCTTGTCAGAAGGTGGCACTAAGACCACCTATGACGCATCGGGTATTGCTGCCGTTGTTGCGCTGTCACTGTGTAAGAAAAACGGTGACTTGATTATCAAGCGCAAGGATTGGAAAGCCGCAGCGAAGAAACTTGAGTCTAAGCGATTCGAGGCACTGCAAGCCCTGTACATGGCAGTTCTGGAATTGTCCGGGCTGACCAAAGACCAGCAGGAATCCGCTGAAAAAAAATAGATAACACCCCTCTTCTGCGCTTTGCATTACGCATTGCGCGGGAGCAGGGGAAGTCTCTGCGTGAACTGTTCGAGTCCATGAGTTCGCATGAGTTCGCATATTGGTATTCGTTCAACGAGATCGAACCACCAAACAATGACTTGATGTGGGCGATAGCAGGGCTGCGTTCTGACATTTGGAACGCATCGGGGAACATGAAACGAGGCGAGAAAGCGAAGCCTACTGACTTCATGCCCAAACCAAAACAGAAACCATTAACACCAGAGCAATCGGTGGAACTATTGAGGAAGGCACTAGGTGGCTAATCTTTCAACTCTGACAATTCAGCTAGACGGGAACAGTGCAAAGCTCGTCAAGGAATTGGCGAAGGCGCAGAAAAAAACCAATAAGTTTGGTAAGAATATGCGCAAGCAGATCGGCACTGCTGCTAAGTCGTTTGCTGTTATGGGTGCTGCTGCCGCTGCTGCAATGGCTGTTGTTGTATCTAGTTCGCTGAAGTCGATTGATGCGCTTGCGAAGAACTCCGACAAGCTAGGCATTACCACTAAGAACCTGGCGGGCTTAACTCAGGCCGCGAAGATTACGGGTGTCGAGCAGTCTGTTCTGAATAAAGCCCTAGTGCGTCAGCAGAAGGCTATTTCTGATGCTAACAACGGGTTGGAAACATACGCCCGGCAATTCCGCGCACTGAATCTGGACACAAAAGAACTTGCCAAGCTGAACCCAGCAGAGCAGTTCAAGGTGGTGGCTGATGCGTTAAACAAGGTTGAGAACCAGACGCAAAAGACCGCTATTGCTTACGACATTTTCGGTGGGCGCGCTACTGACCTGCTGAACACGATGAAGCTAGGCTCAGAGGGACTGAATGCTTTTGAAGAAGAAGCGGTGTCTTTGGGGCTTGCGGTTTCCCGTATTGATGCGGCTAAGGTTGAGGCGGCAAATGATGCCATTGTGCGCGCTAAGGGTGCAGCGGAAGGGTTAGGCAATAAGCTGACCGTAGAGCTTGCCCCTTACATTGAGGAAGTTGCTACCCAGTTTGTTGACGCTATGAAGAATGGCGAGGACATGGGTGAGCGGGTTACGGATGCTGTTGAGTTTATAGGCAAGGCGTTTGCATTCGTAGCGGATACGGTACACGGGGCGGGTGTGGCGTTTAAGTTGCTTTCTGCCATTGCTCAGACTGCCGCAGCATCTATGGTGACAGGGTTCACCA